ACAAAATGCAGTAAGGTGGGACGTTTATATTTATCAAGCGAGGTGAGTGATGACACTTAAAAACGATACAACTAAGGCTTATTTAGATGCTCTTGATATTAAAAAGACTATTGAAAGTAATAACCTTAATGATATTAAAAGAGTACATGGTGGTACAGATAACGAGGAAACTTTAGAAGAGTTAATAACTGATGTTGTTTCTTTTCTGGAAAACTTAACAGAACAATTACAGGAGGTAGATGATGACGTATAAAGAATGGTATAAGTTGAGAGAAGCTATGAGCAATTTAGATAATCTTATTGATGATTGTTCAGTAGAAGTTAAAGAAGCTATTGATGAAGTATGGGATATAATAGATGAAATAAAAACAAAGGAGATAGATGATGAGTAAAGCGAGAACTTTAGTAGCTGTATATGACACTGAGTTATCATGGGATTTAGATGACTTAGATATTGCGTGGGAAAACGTACAGGAATACTATATTAAATACGGCACACTTTATGTAACTTATCATAGCGGTGTTTTTGAAGAGCATGAGGCAGATTTTGGTGGAGAGATTGATTATAAGTGGGCGATAAGAGAAGTGCTATATGATAAAAATTATAGAGAAGTATTAGGTGCAGGGTAATATGAGTTGTTTAGTAGACCAATTATGTATGGAACAAATATTAGAACAGGTAATACAAGATGATGTTCAGGGGAAAATAGAAGAGGACGTTGATGCTGTTGCCCGTGAGTATCAACTACACCCTGATGATGACAGGGATGAGATACTATTCTTTATAGCTGAGACAATATACTACGGGTATTACCATGACTGAATACAAAAAAGAAGTAGCTGAACAAAGAGTTATATTAGAAGAAGAAGCTAAGGAAAATAAGATAGTTTTTATTGAGGCTGTCTATGGGAGTATGACTGTGGGCTATGCGAGTGGTAAGAGAGTAACAACTTACTCAGATAAAAGAAAAAAAACTAAGATAGAATACTATGAAAAAAACTGAGGAGTTTATTATGGATAACGACAACGATGCTTTTACAAAGCTTACGCCTGACCAATACAGGAAATTCGATATGTGGATAGCCCAGAATAATCAAGATTTATATGAGAGCAAGATAGCCTATGAAGTTAGGTGGGATAAGAAAAAAAGTTTCTACGTTAGATTACTTGATGAAAGTTTTATAACAATAAATGATATTTTACTTGCAAAATGAAAACACTATCTATATAATGTATAGGATTAAACAATACCTGTGGAGGTAACATGACAAACTTAGTAGAAAAAACTGATGAAGGTAAAATAAAATACTACACAATGGAAGGTAAACTTATTTACCCTTCTATAAATACACCGAACTTTAAATTTCAAGCAGACGGACTATGGGAAACTTTTCTTATACCCGACAACCCTGAAGATTTAGAGATGGCTAAACAGATAGGCGTTAGGACTAAAGCATTTGAAGATAAGGACATACCAGAAGGTATCTATATGAAACGCTTTACTAAAAATAAAAATGGTAAAGATAACAAGCCTTTGATAGTTAAAGATGCAGACGGAAACCCCTTCAACTTTACTGCTGATGGCGGTAGAGAAATTACAGTAGGTAATAACACCCAAGCTAAGGTGATGTTTCATTATTGGCACCATGAAAATAAGTATGGTACTTTCGAGTATTATATTTTAGATGGTGTTAGAATAATGGACTTAGTAGAAAGACAGCAAGAGACTACACTTCTTGATGACGATTTAGATTTTTAATAAACTAATAAAGGAGATATGAAATGATTATTACAATCAGTAAAGATGACGGGCAGATAGTATACGACACTATTTTAATTGAAGATGATGAAGCACGGGGCAATGCCAATATGTCTATCAGTAAGATAGGTACATTGAATGTTCTTGTAGAAGCACTTAACTTTGCTTCACAAACTCATCAAAACAATCTTGAAATATTACTTCAGAACAATGAAGAGTCTCTTGTAGTAGGAGACGATGAAGTAGAAGTAGAAGTAGAAGTAGAAGTAGAAGTAGAAGAGGAAGATTCTTCAGACAGTTAAATAATATGTAGAATATAGGGACTGTTCTACATATTTTTTTTTTAGGTTGTTTAAGGGCATATGTTTTTACATCAGTCCCTCCTTGCACTGGCTCTTGGACAACCTAATTTAGGCAAGGAGTCTATATGTCGTTTGTAAAATTACACCAGCCCTGCGAGGCTTGTGGTAGTAGTGATGCGGTATCCGTAAATGAAAATGGTTCATCTAAGTGTTTCAGTTGCGGTGATTTTGTTAAGAATTATAATAAGGAGGACAGCTCAATGGAGTTAGTAAAAGAAAAAGGAACACCGCCAGTGAGTGCGGTGATAGACAATAAACATGGTGCTATATACGGTGCTTTATCTGATAGAAAAATATCAAAGGACACGGCACAGAAGTACGGAGTACGGGTAGTATACGACACAGCAGGACAAGTAGCCCAACACATCTATCCTTTCTTCAATAACAATGAGAAGACAGCTACTAAGATTCGCTATGTCAAAGATAAAAACTTTAGTTTTCAAGGTACCTATGAGGGCACAGGCTTATTTGGAGAACAGTTATTTAAGGGTGGCAAGTACATTACTTTAGTAGAAGGAGAGTGTGATGCTATGGCAGGCTATGAACTTTTTGGTTCTAAGTGGGACGTAGTATCTATTAAGAGAGGTTCTCAAGGTGCTGTAAAAGATGTTAAAGAAAGTTTAGAATTTTTAGAACAGTATGAAAAAATAATAATTTGTTTTGATAATGACAAGGCAGGTAAAGAAGCATCGAAGAAAGTAGCTCAGTTGTTTACACCTAGTAAGGCTAAGATAATGACTTTACCTAACGGCTACAAAGATGCCAACGATATGCTTAAGGATAATAAACATGCATTGTTTGTTAAAGCTTTCTGGGATTCTAAAATATATACACCAGCAGGAGTTATAAATGTTTCTGATAAAAGAAATGAATTCCATAAGAGAGAGAAGAAAAATAGTGTGCCGTACCCTTGGCAGGGCTTGAATGAAAAGCTTGTAGGTATGAGGGGAGGTGAGCTTATAACTCTTACAGGAGGAACGGGCTTAGGTAAGTCAAGTGTTACACGAGAACTAGAGCATTGGCTTATAAAAGAAACAGAAGATAATGTAGGTGTCATAGCTTTAGAAGAAGATTGGAGAAGAACTATTGATGGTATATTATCTATAGAAGCTAACAACAGACTTTACATAGACCATGTAAGAGAGCAGTATTCAGAGGAGGAGTTGGATAATTTATTTGACATACTCTATGACGGGGAGAATAAGAATAGGGTGTGGGTACATGCCCACTTTGGGACTAATGACATAGATGAAATCTTTTCTAAGATTAGATTTATGATTATAGGTTGTGAATGTAAGTGGATTGTACTAGACCATTTACATATGTTAGTTGTTGCTTCTGCTGAAGGAGATGAAAGAAGAGCTATTGATAATATAATGGCAAGGCTGAGAAGCATAGTGGAAGAGACGGGAGTAGGTATGATACTTGTTTCCCATCTAAGGAGAGTGGATGGTAACAAAGGACATGAGAATGGTATAGAAGTTAGCCTCTCTCATCTTAGAGGCTCACAAAGTATAGCTCAATTATCTGATTGTGTTATAGCATTAGAAAGAAATCAACAGGCAGACAGTGAAGATGAGTCTAACACTACGAAGGTGAGAGTTCTTAAATCAAGATATACAGGGGACGTAGGCTCTGCAACTAGGTTGCTTTATGATAGAGAAACAGGCAGACTTAATGAAGTAGAGCAGGTAGAAGAAGACCCTTTAGATTTTTAATACATGAGGCTTATATTTGATATAGAAACAGATGACTTAGAGGCTACTAAGATATGGTGTATAGTCTGTAAAGATGTTATATCTGGTGAGATATATAGGTTCCCACCAGATAAGCTAGTAGAAGGCGTTGCCTTATTACAGAAGGCTGATGTTTTAATAGGTCATAATATAATAGGGTTCGATGTCCCTGTAATCAATAAGATAATGGGTGTTGATTTAAGAAGTAAAGAACTTATAGACACGCTAGTGATGTCTCGTTTATTTAATCCAGTACGGGATAAGGGACACGGGTTAGGTGTATGGGGCGGTCGTTTAAAGTTTCCTAAGATAGACTATAAAGAATTCTCTACTTATTCCGATGAGATGTTAGAATATTGTGTGAACGATGTTGAGTTAAATGCGGTGGTGTATACTTATTTACTGGGGGAAGGTAAAGATTTTTTACAAGAGAGTTTAGATATAGAACATGCCGTGTTTAAAATAATGAAACAACAAGAAGAAAATGGTTTTAAGTTTAACTCTATAGATGCAACTATATTTGTGGCTACCCTAAGAGAAAAGTTAAGGGACATAGAAGAAAAGGTACAGCAGGTGTTTATCCCTAGATGGGTAGACATAAAAGAAGTTACTCCTAAACTTAAAAAAGATGGCACCTTATCCAAACAAGGGCTAACAGAATATGAGTATGTGGATGTAGAATTAACAGGCTCCCTAAAACCTTTTATGCGTAAGAAATTAATGGAGTTTAACTTAGGTTCTCGTAAACAAATAGGAGAATACTTAATAAGTTTTGGGTGGAAGCCTAAGAAATTTACACCTACAGGACAGCCTATAGTAGACGAAGGTACTTTAGTTACCGTTGAAGGAATACCAGAAGCTAATCTAATAGCTGAATATCTTTTACTACAGAAAAGGATAGCTCAGATAGCTAGTTGGATAGATGCTGTTAAAGAAGATGGCAGAGTTCACGGGTTTGTAATACACAATGGAACTATAACAGGCAGAATGACACACAGAAATCCTAACATGGCACAGGTTCCCAGTATAGGAGCTAAGTATGGTAAAGAATGTAGAGGTTTCTGGGTTGTAGATGAAGGCAATAAACTTGTAGGTATAGATGCTAGTCAGCTAGAATTAAGATTACTTGCACACTATATGAACGATGAGGAGTACACTTATGAAATCACAAAAGGAGACATTCACACACACAACCAGAATCTTGCTGGACTTAAATCAAGAGATGAGGCGAAAGTATTCATCTATGCCCTCTGCTACGGAGCAGGAAATCAAAGACTTGGGACTCTGGTTGGGGGAAATGCAGGGAGAGGTAAGGAACTTAGAAAACGCTTTTTTGGTAGTCAGCCAGCATTTGCAACTCTCACAGATAAGGTACAAAGAGCTTCTAAAAAAGGATACTTAAAGGGAGTAGACGGGAGGAAGCTGTATGTTAGGAGTGAACACTCAGCGTTGAATACTTTAATACAGGGAGCAGGCTCTATAGCTATGAAGAAAGGTTTAGTTATATTGGAAGAAGCCTTACAGTTAAACGCTGTTAGTTATAAATTTGTAGCTAACATACACGATGAGTGGCAGATTGAAGTAAAAGAAAGTCAGGCTGATTTTGTAGGTGGACTGGCTGTAGAAAGTATAATAAAAGCAGGTGAATATTTTAACCTTCGTTGTCCTCTCGATGGCGAATACAAGGTAGGAGATAGTTGGTATGAAACCCACTAAATGTAGCTGTGACAAAGACAATGGAATGATGGAATTGTTTGATGAACTGTGGGAAATTTTTTTTATACCCTCACAAGATAACTGCGGAACAACAATAAGAGTATATGCTGATACGTGTACTGAGATAGTACACTGGTCTAATAGAGAAGACGGACAACATGATGAGTATTATGACATGTGTCATTACTGTGCTTTAAAATTAAAATTTAATGTGCCTCACATTATAGAATACAACAAAGGAGTTAATTGGTATGAAACCCACTAAAGAAAATAGAAAGAAGTTCGATATAGATTTGGCTTATGGCACAGTCAGGGAAGAGAAGATAGCAGAGATGCTAACTGATAAGAAGATAGAAGTAAAGTCTGAGAAAGATATGTGGCAAAAGACAGGTAACATCTGTATTGAATATGAATCGTGGGGCAAGCCTTCAGGTATTAAAGCTACCGAAGCTGACTACTGGTTTCATAACTTATGTGTAGGTGATAACGAATTCTGTACACTGGTATTTAAAACAGATGTACTTAGAACAATCGTAGATAAATTAGATACGTTTAAAACTGTGCGAGGTGGTGACCACAACGCAAGTAAAATGTACTTAGTAAATTTACAGAAATTATTCTCATCAGATGTAATAAAAGCATTTAAGGATTCAGAAGAATGCAAAAGAAAGTAGACACAGTAGTAGCAGATATTTATAAATCTTTAGAACCTTTAATAAATAATAAAAAATTAAAGCTATCTGAAAAAGATTTAGATGACTTTGGTAACTCTATGAAAGAAGCTTTTAGAGGATGGGCTATGCCTCAGCCTAGAAGTAGTAGCGGATTAAGGATGTCTAACATAGGTAAACCAGCAAGACAGTTATGGTTTGATTTAAACTCTGAAGAAAAGAAAGAATCT